ATTCGTCGCGGGCGTCCTTGCTCCATTCGATTTGCTCCCACTTGAACGGCTGGCGGTGGTGGCAATGCGGGCAGGCGAACGTCCACTCGCGCATGTTGGTGGTTTCAAACTTGCGGTGGGTGTCGTCATCCTCCTCGCCGCCCTGGCTCATGAACAGGCACTTGCCGAGCCAGCCGAACGCGGTGACACGGGCTTCCGCCTCCGCCATGTGACCCAGCGGCCAACGCCAGGTTTCGTCCCCGATCAGCCAGCGGATCGAACGTCGCTGGAGGTTGGTTTTGTTATGCGCCCCCAGCACCCACAATGTCATGCCGTTGGCGAAGTGCACGGTGGCGAGGCGTCGCTTGTGACGATTGGCCGGATAGAGGGCGCTGACCGGGTCGCATTCGTCGAAAAGTTTCTGGAGGCGGCTTTCGCTCTGATCCTTCGCGTCATCGTCGGTCTGGTCGAGCCACAGTGTGGGGCCGGGATGGTTGGCGATGATGTGGGCGAGGCCGAGTTCACCGACGCTGGTTTTCCCGCTCTGGATCGCGGCGATGATGCTAACAATGCGGATCTTCGGATCGACCAAAGCTTCCATTGGTTCGCGCATCCACGGCGAGTTGCCCGAACGGAACCGGCCTGGAATCGGCGAATATGGGATTGATGTGATGTGTTCCTCGCACCACTCCCACGGAGGACGGCGGTCGGGTGGACGCCAGGCGTTGCACCAGATCCGTGCGAGTCTCTTGCGTGCTGGCTCGACGGTCTTCATTCGCCCTGATGGAGAATCGTCAACACCTCGTCGATGGCGTGGCGGGCTTCCTCCTGGATTCCGGTGGCGTCGAGACCCGACAGGATCGGCGGCAATTCCTGCTCGAACTTCTTGCGGAGCATCGACGTTGCCTGCGCCACGAGCTCGGTCCATGCCTGTCTCACTTCCTCAACTGCCACAAAATCCCCGCGCTTGATTCCAAGCCGCAGTTCCCTCTCTTCCACTTCGGCTAGCAGCTTGCGGGCTTTGAGGGACGTTTCGATGTCGGCGGCATCTGGGGTCAACGGCTCGCCGCCTTTGAGATCGTTGCGACGCATGAACTCACGCCACGCGGCCACATCGTGCAGTCCATTGGCGGCCGGTTTCGGGGCGTCCTTGCGCTTTTTCCAGGTGTTGATCGATTGGCGGGTGACTCCGAGGATGGCCGCGAGTTCGACGTAGTTGGTCGCCGTCGTTGGAGCGGCACCGGTGCCGGTGGCCATGGATTGCAACATCGCCCGTTCGGTGCGGGTCAGCTTGCCGCCTTTTTGGACGCGACCCACCAGGTTGGCGAAGTCGCGGGAAAGCAGTTTTTTGGCGATGTCGGGTGATACGGCTTCCATCCGCAGGTTGCGGACACGTCAACCGGGCATCATTTTCGTTTCCGCTTGGGCTGGATGATTTCCAGCATCGCTTGAAGTCCGAAACCCTGCGGCATCGCCCGTTCCTGCTCCCAGTTTTCCAGGCTGCGTTTCGACACCTTCAACTGTTCGGCGGCGTCGCGCTGGCTGTATCCATTGCGTTCCCTCCATTTGCGGAGCAGTTGGGCGAAGGTTGCGTGATCCATGACGGTGTCCGCAGACTACGGATGAACGCTAGCGCGGTGTCAAGGTTGGGGCGCGGCGGGTTGACGGCGGGGCAGGGGACATGACCATCCCCGTGCATTGCGCCCACACCCGCCTCGTCGATCCGAACACGCTGAAACCCAACCCGGTCAATCCGAACCGCCACAGCGCCCATCAGATCCAGCTCCTCGCATCGATCATCCAGGAGCAGGGCTGGCGCAATCCCGTCACCGTCTCGAATCGTTCCGGCCTGATTGTCCGCGGTCACGGCCGATTGGAGGCCGCCCTCCTGATCGGTTGCGAAACGATCCCGGTGGACGAGCAGGACTACGCCAGCGAAGCCGAGGAACTCGCCGACCTGCTAGCCGACAACCGCCTCTCGGAACTCGCCGAACTCGACGAGGACGACTTGCGCAAAGTGCTCAAATCCATCGCGGACGCCGACCCGAACTTCGACATCGAGCTGACCGGCTTCATGGAGGACGAGATCCGCAAGCTGATGGACGACGCAGGGAGTCCCGAGGATGAACTCGAAACGATTCCCCGGATGGAGTGCCAGGCATTCGAGACCCACGACTACCTTGTGTTCATGTTCCACGACCTGCGGGATTGGATGCAGGTGCTTCAACTCATGGGCGTGTCCGAAGTTGACTACTCGATCAACCGCAGAACCAAAAAAATCGGCATTGGCCGTGTGCTCCATGGAAAACGACTCATTGAACTCTGCCGCCGCGCCAGCATGGCCGGAATTCGGCCCGTTGAAACTTCGCCTGGTGATCCTGTCACGGAGTCGAAGCCGCTCGATCACCAGCCACAAGCTGTTCCCGACGGCGACGCTGCTCGTTCCCGCAAGCGAGGCTGAGCATTACCGCCACACCGGGCTGGAAATCGAAACCCTCCCCGACGAGATCGCCGGCATCAGCGCCGTGCGGAACTGGGTGCTGCGGCATTTCAAGGACGACGCCATCGTCATGCTCGACGATGATATTTCCGCGTGCGTTTGCATGGTGTCTCTGCGGTGCCGGAAACTGTCCATCGCCGAAACCATCGCCATGCTCGAAAACTCGGCGTGGTGTGCGCGTGGGGCCGGGGCACGATTGTTCGGTTGGCACCAGCGGAGTGATCCACGGCTTCTGCAACGCAACGATCCCTTCGGAGTGAACCATTGGGTCGGTGGGGCGGTCGGTGTGGTGCGCGATGAAAAGGGTGGCGTGCCAAAATGGGACGAGCTTCTCAAATGCAAGTGCGACATCGACGCCACGTTGCAAGAACTGATGGACAACCGGCTTGTTTGGAATGAAGCGAGGTTCTGCTTTGTCCAGGAGCGCGATAAAAACCTCGGGGGCAACAGCCTGTTCCGCAGCGAGGAACGCATCGCCACCGAGAAGCATTATCTCAAGCGCAAGTGGAAGGCTCACATCCGTCTTGAAACCTACAAGAGCCAAGACCGCGTGGCCATGGACGCACCCCGTAGGCAATCGGTGAAGCTGTGATAAATGGCGTCCAATACTGCTTTCACCTCGTGTGCCAAACTGACATTCTAGCAGACGATGAGTTATCACTTACACACCACGCGCGGATACTCCTTCCCCGGAGTGTCCAGCGCGATGCAGAAGGCAATCCGGCGCGGTGACGCAAAGCTGGCCGGTTATTGGGCACTCGAACTTTGGGCGAGCGGATTCGGCCAGTATGTCTGGCGGCGTCTGCTCACTGTTAGCGCGGAGGACTGCTGGGGAATCCTCACGGCGGAGGTCAAAGCGCTGCACGACAGCTACACCGAGATCAACCGCAACAGTCCGGCGAAAGCACCCAAGGGCCGCATCTTCATCTCCAAGGCGGTGATCCTACTTTGCCTCGCCAAGAAGAGCCGCGATCCCGACCACCTGCAAAACTTCGTCTATGACCAGCAGGCGGGCTTGGACCCGGAAACCCTCACCGATGAACTCGAACAGGCGGGCGAATACATCCCCATCCCTGACTACGCCTATGACTGCCACACGCCGCAGGGGCGCAAGATGGGCAAGACCAAAGCCGAGTTCTTCAAAGCCGAGCATGAGGCGCTCAATCCATTCATCCCCGGTCTGTTCGACAACCTGATTGATTCCTGATAAACCACCAACCCCGAGATCCCATGCCATACCAACTGATGCAACCCCGCTTCCCGCTGGGAAGAATCTTCGCCACCCCCGGAGCCATCGCCCTGAACGTGGACCTCGCCCGCTACCTTCGCCGTCACCACTGCGGCGATTGGGGCGATGAACTCTGCGCCGAGGACAAGCAGGCGAACGAGCACTCGCTCAAGGACGGCACCCGGCTTCTCAGTCGCTTTGCCACGCCGGGAGGTTCGATCTACGTCATCACCGAGCATGACAGGTCGATGACGACAATTTTGCTGCCGTCAGAATACTGATTCGGCGGCTGTTCAATCCGCATGCCAATGGTGCATTTCCGCGCCTAACGGCTGACTAATAAACGCGGATGGTGGATGTGAGGGCCGACCATATTGCCATCCCTTGTGCGGGGGTCGTGTGATCCAACGCCTGATTACGCGACTCCATGTTCGGTGCGGTCGTGGACCGCATTCAAGGGCTGACTTTTTCTGCCACTTCAAAAAATCCCAGCGAATAGACAATATCGCCAGTTTCTTCCAAGGTTACGGCTGCCCAACTCGATGCAAGATTTATCTTAGCAAGAGTGTACACTACCCCTACGTCAAGATGCGCCTCAGCATCTTTAATTATATTTGTGAACCAGAATCGGTGCGTTCCACGGTATCGAAGCTTTGAACCGGGACGTGGCCACCTGCCGCTTAGGAGTTGTTCGTTGTATCGTTGATCGTAATAGGACTGAGGCTTGTCTAATTTCATGGCGAGGTAAGTCGGATATTGCGCTGGACTTGTCATGTAACGGCTGCATGCAACTCAGATCATCAGTGGTGCAGTTTTGATCGGTTTTCGGTAGATTTGCAGTTGGTGTCTTCAAGTGGATTATGAATGAATTTGCCATTTCGTCAAGGCGGGGCCGGATGCGAAAACGTCCGCGTAAAATGGTGCGAGCCGGTGTGCGGATGGTGCGCGACAAAAGACGAAATTGACTGGCAGGAAGGAGGATGTCGGAACGCTCAACCCTCCGACCCACAGAACCATGAATGCCATTACCAAGCCGATGCTCGCCTCCAAGTGCGAGAACCCACACCTCCTGCCATTCCCCGTGCTCGCCACGCCCAAGCTCGACGGCATCCGCTGTCTCAAGCTCGGCGGCAAGGCGCTCACGCGATCATTCAAACCGATCTCCAACCGGTTCGCGCGCGAGTGGATCGAAGCCAACCTGCCCGACGGTGTGGACGGCGAACTCATGCTGCGCGACGGCACGTTCAGTGAAACCACGAGCGCGATCGGTCGTCGTGACGGCCAGCCGGACTTCGTCTTCCACATCTTCGACTACGTCACCGATTCCATCACCACACCGTATGTGGAACGCATGAACCAACTCGCCGCGCTGCCTGATTCGGTGCGCATCGTGAAAGTGCTGCCGCAGATGATCTGCAACCTTGGCGAGCTGATTCTCTTCGAGGAAGAGTGCATCGCCGCCGGATACGAGGGCGTGATGGTCCGCACCACCCATTCACCTTACAAGTGCGGACGATCCACCGAGCGCGAGGCATGGTTGCTCAAGATCAAACGCTTCGAGGACGCTGAAGCTGTGGTGCTTGAACCCTACGAGGGCATGACCAATCAGAACGCCGCCGAGCTGGATAACTTCGGACGCACGAAACGCAGTCTCGCCCAGGCTGGCATGATTGGCCGGGGAGAACTCGGCGGGTTTATTGTCCGCCACCTTTCGACCGGGGTGGAATTCCGCCTTGGATACAATCATGTCGTCGGCGGCATCGACCGGGTGACGCTCTGGATGAAACGCGAAACCTTGATTGGCCGCGTGGTGAAGTTCAGCCACCAGCCGAGCGGTGCGAAAGAGGCACCCCGGTTTCCGAAGTTCATCGGCTTTCGGGAAGCATGGGACATGTGATTTGCGGCCCTGTTCAATCCGCATGCCAACAGCATCTAACGGCGATAATTGGCCGATAAAAATGGTGCGAATTGGCGTGCGGATGGTGCGCGACAAACGACGCGGGTGGCTGGCAGGAAGGAGGATGTCGGAACGCGCCACTCATTGGCTCACCGGCCTCAGATTCCAACCAGATCCACAAATGAAACCGCAAGATCCCCAAGCCGAATCCATCACCTTCGGAGTTGAACTCGAAACCACCATCCCCGCCATGTCCGGCATCGTTATCGGCGGCTACCACTTCGGCGCACCCGTGACTGTGGGAGCCGCCAACGGAACCACCCAGCACATCACCGCGCCCACCTTCAACGGCAATCACTGGAAGGCCGAGCGTGACGGTTCCATCCGCGCCAACCCGGGTCGCATGGCCTGTGAGTTTGTTTCACCCATCCTCCAAGGCGGCGAGGGTGTCGAACACCTACTTCAATTCGTCGAGTGGGCCAACGCCATCGGGGCGAACGTGAACGGCTCATGCGGATGCCATATCACCGTGGGCGTCGCTTCCATCATCGGCACGGACGACCCGCAAGCCATGAGCGAATACGGCCGCAAGCTCGCCCACATCACGCGGTGGCATGCCATGAGCCTCTACGGCCAAACGGGAACCGGACGCCACCTGAACCGATACAGCCACACGCTCGGGGAGGATGTGGGAACTCTGGTCCGCCAGATGGAACGCAACAGCAATCCAGCCAGGAAAGCCGACGCCGCCAGCCGGTGCGGACGCGGGATGATCAATTTCAAAAAGCTCTTCACCCACGGCGTGATCGAATTCCGGGTCTTCGCCGGCACGCTCAATCGCCACAAGCTGATGCACCACCTTGCCACCGTGATGGGCCTTTGCCGCCGCGCTGCCGAAATCGAATGCCTCGGTGCCTTCTCGAAGAACAAGTCGCAGGCGAAACGCACGGCCACGGCGAAGGACGCTCTGCGCTTCCTATGGGATTACCTCGGATGGACCGGATCAAAGCGCCCCGTCGCCCTGGGTCTGGTCGGCCCCCTGCACTCGGAATTCAAGCACTACCGGAAGATCGCCGACCGGATGTGCCGCCGCTTCGATTCCCGCTTCCCCTACGCCAACCTCTAACCAAACGAAAACCATGTGTGTGATACTCGTATGCCCTGCCAACGTGCGGCCTGACCGCGCCACCCTCGCTGCCTGCCATGAAGCGAACCCTCACGGTGCCGGTGTGGCATGGCGGGAGGATGGAGAAGTGAGATGGTTCAAAGGACTCGAACCACGGGAACTCGAACCGCTGATCGCCGGACTCGACGGTGAAATCGTGATCCACTTCCGGTGGGCGAGCGTGGGGGAGGTGACGCCGAAACTGTGCCATCCGTTCCCGGTATCCGCGAAGGCCACCACCCGCCTGTCCGGCCATGCCCGCGCCGTGCTCTTCCACAACGGAACGTGGGGGGCTTGGCGCGAGACCCTGCGGCGGATGCCGAAACACCGGATGCCCGACGGCCTGCTGTCCGACACCCGGGTCGCCGCGTCCTTGGTCGATCTCTGCGGCATGGATGCTCTCGATCGGCTCCCCGGCAGGTGGGTGTTCTTCGACCGCGACTTCACCGAACTTTACGGCGACTGGCGCGAATGGGGCGGCATGAAGGCGAGCAACCTCGGATTCACCTACGGCCTGACCACGCGCCCCTCACTTTTTGCGCCAATCCATACGCAGTATGCGGATAGCCACCACCAGCCTTTTCTCGATTTCCCGGACACCTGCGGCAACCCGGACACCTGATCCCGCCGCATGTGCCCTCTCCAACGAAACCATGAACCAAAAACAGACACCATGAAGATGAACTACCAGTTCCCAATCCAGCAGACCCATGAAGAGCCAGCACGAACCAAAGGGCCACTTGTGACCGAAATCGAGCTGTCGAATTACATGAGAATTTGCCGCCGTCAGCTCTACAACTGGCGGATGGCCGGAATCATCCCCTACATCAAGCTCGGGAAAGCCGTGAGGTTCCGCCTTTCGGATGTCGAGCACGTCCTTGAAACCCTGACCATCGGAAAGCCATGAAACGCACCTACAAACTGATCGCAAGCCGCGGCAATGACATCGTCTTCGATGATCGTCTCCAAGCCGACAGCCCCCGCGATGCACGCCGGGAAATGAAAAAGCTGCTGGGCCTCGAAAGCCTGAGCGGCATCGTGTATTCCATAACCGAGATCCCTGTGGACCTGATCCGCGAGATCGTGGACGCCAGGATTGCCGAACTGGCTGGCGGAGCGCCGATTCAAACACCGGTGCCCGCTGACGTTGAGGCTCTGGTGATGGACCGCCTGAAACCGATCCTCCGCCGACTGGCCGCATTGGAGCAGACGCCTGATGAACCGGAGCGTCCCACCCGCTTCGACCCGCTCGCCATCTTGCCGGACACGCCACCGGAGCCGGATTGGAACCTCGTGAAACGCCACTTCCGCCGCTACGGGGATCCGCGCAAGACCGCTGAGAAATACGGTCTCTCTGTCCGCGAACTGAACGCCCGTGCCAGAAGGGAGGGTTGGTCCGCATGATCGAGGTCAAACCCTATCACAAGCCAGACGGATACCGCACCCGCCATTGGGCCGTGTATGTCGATGGCGAGTTGCTGGCCGTGGTGCTCTACCGCAAGGGTGCTCAGGCCATCGCCGATCTGATCCTGAACACCCGTGCTGGAAAGGTGGCGATTGATGCCGCGTAAGCCACAGGTCGCGCCCACCTGCTTCGTCCCGTCCTGTCCTGCGGATTTCGTGGGGCAGGCGGGCAAGGTGGCGGAAGTGCTTTTGCGAAAGGCCGAGCGCTTGCGGACGAACCCTGACCAACCGCTCAAGCTCTTGATTTCCGGCGCTCCCGGCATCGGCAAGACGAGTTTGGTGAACATGATCGCCCGCACGCTCGCCAGCCACCCCGTCGCCATCGAGGACGTGAACGGTAAGGAAGTGGGACTCGAACTCGCCCGCGAATGGACGCGCTCACTTGCCTATGGGTCGCTCTTCGGATCGTGGTCGGTCAAAGTCGTGAATGAGCTCGACCGATGCTCGAAGGACGCGCAGGACATGCTGCTCACCTATCTCGACCGGATGAAGCCAGGCCACGCATTCCTCGGCACCACGAACCTCGACCTCGGCAGCCTGACCGAACGCTTCCAAACCCGGTTTCAATCAGTCCGCCTCCAGCCACCGGAAAACGAGGTTCTCGCGGCATTCCTCGCGAGGCGGTGGGCTGTTCCCATTGCAACCACTCGGATGATTGCAGCCGGTGCGGCAGGGAACGTCAGGGCGGCGATGGCGGATTTGGAAATGTGGTTGGGGTGAGTTATCGAGCATTATCAGACATGAACAGGTGCCTGTAAGTTGACGGGCTTCGCGTCTCTTCGCAATTTTCGCGCATCCTCTATCATTTGGACTGAAACCGCCAGTTGTTGCTTGGTTCGATCAACCGAATGCCGATTTGGTCAGTTGACCTAGTGGGGCGACAGAGGATATGAGGAGGCAGTTCCAATGAAAACATTCCCACTCGTGTTGATGGCATCGCTGGCCACTGCGGTCATTGTCCGTTCGCAGGTTGCAGATGCCGAAAAATCTGGAGACCTCACCACGGTACCCGCAACCGAGCCCACCACCGCCCGCATCCTCGGTGAAATACCGGACGGCACGCCACCGCCTCCCGCACCGCCGAAACCCGAATATCATGTTGCCGCGCGGGACGTTCTCTCCACCGCCACCCACAAGCAGGGAGGACGCACGATCACGATCCGGGAAATCAAGCCCATCGACCTGCCACCTCCTCCGCCGCCAGCGGAACCCACCACCGTCGAACAGGATGCTGAATTCAGCCTGCGCCTCGCCGAATACCGCGAAACCCATCCCAAGAACGAGCTGTTGTTTCTCGGTGCCACTGTTTTCCGTTCCAAGGATAGCCCGCCGCGCACGCTCGTCCGGTGGTGGCCGATGGGCGGCAAGGGAACCATCACTTTCTGGTCTTCCGCCGACTTCGCCCTGATCGCCGGTGGCATCAACTCCTTCGCCGACACGGCCGGTGACACCCATCACATGCTGATGGGCTGGGGCAATGTGGACATCGACCGCATGGCCGAAATCTACACCGCCAAAGGCCGGGAATACGACGCTCCAGATCTTCCCAAGTTCCCAGAAGGCAGAGCCACTTTTGAAATAGCCGGTGACCGTCAGCCTACTGTTGAAGAAATGGCTGTCATTCAGTCCCTTCATGACCTCTACAACAAAGAACTGGAACGGCTGAGAACCGCATACGAAGGCCGCGAACGCGCCCGCGTCGAGCGCGAGGAATATCTCAAGGCCAATCCGCCGCAACCCAAGGACATCACTCTCAACTTCTGGCGGGTCGAGAAATCCGCATCCGTGCAGAAAGGAGAGACCGCCCGATGAAACTCAGATTCATCTTTCCGCTGGCCACTCTGCTTCTCAGTCCCAAAGTCCATGCCGCCGCCGATTCCAACGACAACGGCATGAGTGACGCATGGGAGAGGCGTTTCAACGACTACCAGCTTTTCCCGGCATCCATCCTTCCCGGCGACGATGCTGACGGTGACGGCGTGATCAATCTGGATGAGTGCAACGCTGGCACCGACCCATTTGATGGAACTCCGTCCCTTGGATTCCTCCAAGCCAAAGTGCGGCACGTCTCCGCCGTTTACACGACACCTGATGGTGGCGGCGAACCGGTGCTGGTTTCCCCCGAGGCTTTCGTCATCTCGTGGCCGACCCAATATGGCAAACAGTATACCCTGCATGCCTCGCCCGACCTGTCCTCAGAAAGTTGGATTACCGCCGGCCAACCAGAATACGGGTATGGGCAGGTAATTGAGATCGCCACCCTGCCGACCTATTCGGATGGCACCGTAGCCGACAAGTTCTTCTGGCGCGTCGCGGTGACGGATACTGACAGCGATGGAGACGGATTCAGTGACTATGATGAATACCTAAAGGGAACGAACATTTGGGTGGCTGATCGTGACGACGACGGGTTGCCGGACGATTGGGAAATTCTCCACGGCTTGGATCCCGACGATGACGGAACCTCCGACCCGGACCAAGGCCCATACGGTGACCTTGATGCCGACGGCCTTACAAACATCTCCGAATATTGGTATGGCACCGATCCCAACAATGCCGACACGGATGGCGACGAGATCACCGATTCAGAGGAGGTCGATTTCACCTACACCGACCCAACCAAGCCCGATACCAACGGCAACGGCATTCAAGACGGTCAGGAAGATTCCGATCATGACGGCCTCACCAATCTTGCCGAACTACGCACTCACCATACACTGCCTAGAAATCCAGATACGGACTACGACAAGCTGCGCGATGGCTGGGAAATCGCCAACGGCCTCGACCCGCTCGTCTATAACAGCATCACTGATCCGGACGGTGATGGCCTGACCAACGCCCAGGAACAACGCCTCGGACTCGCCCCGTTAGACAATGACAGTGACGATGACGACACACAGGACGGCGACGAGGACCCGGACGGCGACGGCCTCACCAATCTCGTCGAGTTGAACACCCACCACACCGACCCGCTAAAAGCCGACACGGACAACGACGGATTGTCAGACCCCGCCGAAATCAACACCCATCTCACCAACTCCACCAAACACGACACCGACGGCGACGGCATGCCCGACGGGTGGGAAATCCAGCACTTTCTCAACGCCAAGAACGCCACAGGTATCGACGGCGCTTCCGGTGATCCTGAACCGGATGGACTCGACAACTTCCACGAGTGGATCAATGGCTGCGACCCGCACATGACCGATACTGACGGTGACGGCACCAATGACCTGACAGAAGTAACCCAAGGCTCCGACCCCAACGATCCGACCGACGGAGGAGACCCACCGGAAGACGAGATTCAAGAAGTCGATTTCAAGGCATACGGAGACTATGCCTCGTGGCGCATGGAAATCCATGGCGACGGACCTAACGACCATCGGACGATGTATGTGGTTACCCCTGCGGTCGGCGTTCCAGAAACCGGCACGATCAAGCTTCGCCGCAACAACAAATACAAGGTCACCCTCCACCACACCGGTTCCAAGGAGGACGAGGAGGAAACGTGGTATTGCTGGGAGGCTCAGATCGATGACAGACCCTATCAACAGACCTTCTCCGATTATGAGCCGGATCGGATTCAGGGAGCCGCCGTGTTCTTCACCATCGGGGATGGCCACTGGCTGGTGGACAACCGCGACGGTCTCTTCAGCGCACACAACCACCGCACCGAAGAAGACGGAGGAAACGCCGCCGCCGGGCTGGAGGCCACCTTGCTGCCAATAGAGACGGTCGTCGGAGACGCGAAGGAAATCGCGGACGCACCGGAAGGCTTCGTCGCGGCGGAAGCCGTACCCACCCCTTCGGTCGAAGTGACTGTCACTTCCTCCACCTTGCAAGGAAGCAATCTGGAAATTCGCCTTCAGGGTACCGTGAAGGATTCGATTTCCCGATTCGCCAAATCGGCTGCCGAGAGACCGCAGACACTGAATTTCTATCACCAGGACGAACTGCTCCACTCCATCGCCCTCGACGAAACCGTTGGTGACGGATTCACGTTCGACGAGACGGTGGTTGTCCCCAACGCCCTGCCCGAGACCTATGTGATCCGTGCGGAGACCACGGCGAACATCGCGGGAAACAAGGGCTACGACGAATCGAGCGTTTCCCTCACCTGGGAAGAAGACGCATCCGCCTTCCCGACATTATCCGCACCCCTGTCCATCGCCTTCGCCGCAGCTCCGGGCAACGGCACTGTCGATCAGGCCACGCTCTTCGTTGGAACCGGATCGCCTCAGGCTGGCGATGCCGCGTCCACAGAGACCGCGGCCGATTCGCTGACCTTCAGTGGCAACCTCCGCATCCCGGTGCAGCCCAATGACATCACCGCGCCCTGCAAATGGGAAATTGAGTCCCCCGAAGGTTTCTCAACCACGGAAATCGACAGTGTTTTTGTAAAAATGGAGTTCACTGCTCCGGGCTTTCCCAAGAACCGAATGGTCGGACGCTGGATTGAAACCGGAGCCAACACCCTGACATTCCGCCCCGGAAGCCAGGTTCTGGGCAATGCTGCACTTAAGACCTCGCAGGCAGCCAATCAAGATCTCCGGGGAACCCCGGCATCGGACATCGAAGCCTGCACCATCCGCTTCCCCTCGTTCCCGGCAGACCTTGCGGCGGATGGCTTGCAAGTCGTCTCCGGCGGCATCGCCTACGACCTCATCAACAAGGGCGGCGACTGGTATCCCGAGGATCCGGACGAACCAGGTGAGATCAAGCGTTTCATGCCTTCCTCGCGACCGGTCCCGGCACGCCTCGACGCCCCCGGTTATGATGCGGAGGAAGGAGCACTGAAGTTTCAACTTCGCTACCCGGAGATTTCCGACATCGACGCCACCGACATCCTCATTGTTCCAGGCGAGGAAGAGGAGGAATCCGAACCACCGGTTGCGATGGTGGCACGCGTTTACAGCCTCGAAACCGCCTCGGAGGAAACGCCCGCCCCATGGCAACCCGGCAACCCCGTCATCCCTGAACACATCATCTGGGCCTACAAATTCCTGAATGCCGGGGACTCGTTTGCCGAGGAACTCCTCAACGGCTACCTGCGCGGCGGCCACCAGATTGCTACCGGTGATTTCTTGCGGGATCTCAGCACCTCGGTCGATTGGGGGGAGGACCTCTCCGACTACGAGGACAACATCCGGACGATTTCCATCGAGGAGGACATCAACCCCATCCACGCCGCCCGCCTGCTCTTCGAGGGCCTCAAGGAAATGTATCTCCACAACGAAGTTGCAGACGACTTCCAATGGGAGGATCCGATGGATGAGATCGCCGCCTTCCAAGCCGCCGCAGCGGTCGCCGTCCAGAAAACCCAGCAAACCGCCATCGCCGCCACCGAGCTGTATCTTTCCGGCCTCGGCATCGTCAACGAGGGGCTGGACTGGATCATCGTCGTCAATGACGTGGCGGAGGGCCACTGGGAATCCCTCGCTGCCGCCCTGCCAGGTGTTTCCGCCGGACTGGTGAAGGCTGGAGGGCACTTTGCCATCGTTACGGCCGTAGGTCGGCAGCTCGACAACCTGGATCAAGCTGGCTTCCTCGCTCTGCGCGAGTTCGGGCTAGAAGGCAACCTCGCCAGCGCTGGAACCGTTTTCGATGAATTCGGATACTCCGAGTTTCTACGGAAGGCCTTCACTTCGCCGTCTGGACGAGTGGCCGTTCCGGACAAACAAAGAGGCTTGCGGCAGGCGATGGAGCAGATTTTACCGCGACCAAGTTCAATTCACGAAGCTCACCATGACTTCCCATGGGCGCAAAGGGACTGGTTTGGTGAACACGGGATCGATGTAAATGCCCCTGCCTATGGACGCTGGGTGAAAAAAGAAGAACACCGTGGCTGGCACGGTTGGAAAGGCGGCGAGTTTAATGCATGGTGGCTAGCTGTTGAGCAGGCTGAAAGAGACATTCTGGATCAAGGAGGTGAGGCTTTTACCAAGCAACAGCTTGTTCAAAAACTCGTCGAATGCAGGCAGCAATTTCCCGACACGCCATGAACCTCTACAGAATCGCATCTTGGGCAGTCGGCTATACCAAATATCCATGGGTAGCAGGGTGGGGACCGCTGGAATACATGCCGTTCTTCAGTACGTTTCCTCCCATTACACAAAAATCGAAGATTGAGTTCTGGGATGTGAACCCAAGACTTCCTGGTCTGCATATTGATCCCGGAGGGAAAGTTTGGGCTGATGTGCTAGGCTGCGGGGGAGGACTACCATCCTTTTTCGTG